GGAGCCGACCTCCGTGGAGCCGACCTCCGTGGAGCCGAAAACCTTGATTCCGTAAGCTACAATGAGCATACAAGTTTCTTTGCGCTCCAATGCCCCGAAACAGGTGCTTTCATCGCTTGGAAGAAGGCATTAGTTGCAGGACAAGGAGGTGCTTGCATTGTAGAACTGCAAGTCCCTTCCGATGCGAAGCGCAGTTCTGCGACCTCGAGGAAATGCAGTGTGTCAAAAGCCAAGGTTGTAAGCATCAAGTCCATTGACGGGAAGGAGGATTTTGACAAGGCTATTGCACAATATGACAATTCGTTTGTCTACGAGGTTGGACAATTCGTTGAGCCTAAAAATGGATTCGGAGAGGACAGATGGGTAGAGTGCGATGCAGGAATCCATTGTTTCATCACACGTAAGGAAGCGGAGTTGTATTAGTATGAGCGAACTGAAAGCCATTAATCTCAACTCAATGGATTGCTACAACATCAACGAACCAATATACCTCAAGTCCGAAGCCGACAAGGTGATTGCCGAGAAGGACAAAGTGATTGCCCATCAGAAATACAAGCGGTGCTTGGCGATGGCGAGGTGTTGCAATAGAATGTTCTCAAGCACCTTCGGTAAAGAACGATATTGGCAAAAGTGGAATCGTAGATGGCTGGAACTTGCCGAGAAATTCAAGGAGGTCTGAAAGGCATGAAAATTGAAAACGTCATATCAAATATCGTGCTTTATGCCATATTTGCATTCGGGGCAGCGTTGATTATCGTATCATTATGCATGTTCATAGGTTCCGTCATTCTTGGACTGTGGGGTTGGATGCATGGATGACATAAGGGTGAATTCTGGGTACATCTCATACAAGTCAGGCGACTGTGACGTGCATGCCAGCATAGAGATGAGATTGAATACAAATGAATACGAATGCAAGTTTGCCAGGTGCGTCAAGTGCAGGAGGCGGCTCCCTGTGGATGAGATGGTGCTGGTTGGAAACGATTGCTATGAATGCAAGGAGTGCTTGAAATGAGCAATGAACCGAAACCTTATATTGGGCCACACCCGACCGACAACACTCTAACTGAGTATTATCTCAAGTCCGAAGTCGACAAGGTGCTTGCCGAGAAATTCAAGGAGGTCAAATGAGTAAAGATTTCTGGATTCCGATTTTTTGCCTTTGGATTTTGGTCTTTATGTCTGTTGTCGAAATCAAAAACAATGAGTATATAGCCGAAATCAAAGAAGCATTGGAACTCGTCAAGAAGGCAAACGCATTATGCAAGGAGGCTGAGTGAAAACGCTCATAAAATTGTACAAGATGTTCTATCGTCTCCTTCGCCTGAAGGATTGGCAGCGGAAGGAGATTGAGAAAAAAGTTATGCATGATTTTCTGGTACGACAAATGCAAGACCGTACTGACCGCTGGAACCATGAGATGGAGCTGTCAGCATGGCACAGGCTCGCCATGAGATACGGATGCAATTTACCGCAGGAGTTGCAGTCTGTCCTCACCGACATCCAGGTGACAACCATGAACAATGTCGTGAAGGATTTCACGACGTGGAATGACTGCGACGTGAACACTGAGAACCCTGGCGAGAAGTATTACAAATGTCATTATGGCTGGGTGCTTGTCAAGACGCAGGCCAGGTATGCCAACAAGGAATATGACATACCGATCGTTGCCAAGTTCAACAAGGCGAGCCATCTGTGGGCATTCAGCATAATCGCTGAACGGGAGATGGTGAGGGACTTGAAGGTTGTAAAATGGCGGCCTATACATTGACCAACAATTTGCTATAATTCATAAAACAGAGGAACAATTATGGAATTTGATTTTGACAAGGACATTGGTAGGCAGTTAAAAGAGGCCTATGAACAAAAAGTAGGTATTCCAGAGGATGTCTCCAGGGAAATATGCTGGGACAGTGACGAGACACTCGAGACTGGTGAAGGGAGATGGCACAAGCATGTGGTTGCCCTGTACGAGTGTGACGGGTTTTATTATGGCCTTAAATATGACAGAGGGCTGACTGAAAGGCAAGAAAATGAATATTATTACCAAATTCCAGGAAAGTACGAAAAAGTTGAATTGAAAACCTACACTTACAAGGAAGTCGAATAATGTCACTATACAAGGAATACAGACCCCAAACATTGGCTGAGATGAAGGGCAACACTGCACTCATTGCTGCAATCAAGGCCCACTTCGCCAAGCCCAACCACAACCATGCCATCCTGTTCTACGGGGCGAGCGGTTGCGGCAAGACGACACTTGCACGGGCAGTGAGCAAGGAATTCCTGGGTGCGGACGAGAACTGCATAGCGGAGATAAACGCATCGAGCCTGAATGGCGTGGATGCAATGAGGCAGGTGGAGGAAGCAATGAAGACGCTCCCGATTACCGGCAACAACAACATCTTCATCATTGACGAATGCCAGCAGCTCACCCCGGCAGCGAAGTCCTTGCTGCTCAAGCCTTGCGAGGACACTGGCGACTTCAATTACGTGTTCTTCTGCACGACCAACCCTGACAAGTTCTTCAAGGGCGACAAGGGCGAGAAAGTTTCCGCACTCACCACGCGACTGACGCAGTGGAAGGTGGAACCGCTCGGAAGGCAGGACGCCATGAAGTTGGTGGACGAGGTCGCCACGAAGGAAGGCATTGACATCAGTGATGCCGTGTTCAACAAGATTGTGGAGGTAGGTGAAGGCTCGCCTCGTTCGTTGCTGGTCGCGTTGGAGAGCGTGGCAGGCATGGGCTCCGAGGAGGAACAGCTCAAGATACTCACGAGCAAGGTCATGGTGGATTCCGAGAGCGAGGACGCCAAGGAATTCTGCATGGCACTTATGGGTGGATTTGGCCCTGGCCAAGAACCTAACTTGAGGAAGTCCTTGGAACTTGTAAAGAAGATGAAGACTGAGGGCAAGGAAGACCCCATGAGCCTGGGCAAGATGGTAATGGCATGGGCTACTGGAATTCTGCTCGGTAAGAATGCAGGCGACATGAACAGTCCGAAGGTCATGCATCTGCTGTCCGTGCTACAAAACTTTGATAAGCATTTCGACACGAACAACATCGACTACGGTTGGCATGTCCTCACGCTTGCCGTGTACGAGGCATTTTCCTAGGAGTGGCAATGAAGTACAGAGGAAAAGGAATCAACTGGACGGAGGCAGAGGACAAGGCAATCTTGGATGGCAAGATGCCAGCCGGTCGTGTCCCGTCTCAGGTATACAACAGACGCAGCAAGCTGAAGAAGAACTTCGGAAAGGTCACCAAGCAACTTTGCCGCACGCTGCTGTGGCGTCTTGACTACATGGCAAGGATGGGGCTGTTCCTCGAGAGCGACAAGAAGTTCTTTGACGGTATTGTTTCGGCGATAAAGAAGAAAGTGCTATAATTGAGCAACAAGGAGATTTGAAAATGGCAGAACTGCAAGAGGAAAACCTTTTTGAGACACCTGAGCAGAAACGTAGGTACAGCCCGTCGATGTACTTCCCAATATTTGACCCTGTGGTGGACGGCAAGCAGCACCAGCTGTTCGAGATGGTGAACACCAAGCGATACAACGAGGCACTTAGGGTGATTGACGAGGTGAAGGACATCACTGACGAGGAACGAGGGTTCTTCAAGTTGGCCGCGTCGAGGTTCATAGAGTTCAACTTCACGTCGATAGCCGAGCAGTACTGCGTTTCAAGTCCAGCGGCAAGGAGGCTGTACGAGAAGCTGGCACTCGTGTACGTGTCGACGACACAGGCAATATCCAACGCCTTGATTGAGTGCGACAATGCCTTCAGGGAGTATGTTGACGAGGCAAACCGACACTTTGCCAATTTGTCTAACGCAGATGCGTCTGGAAACGACGCAGTCGAACAAAAGATAGATACACCTGCCTCAGGCAGCAACGACGGGGAGAAGTGATGAAACCGCATTTCATTGTGCTCACATGCAATCCTCATACCAACATGAACGATTGCTATGACAGGCTCCTACGCAAGAACTGGGGAAAGGACTGCGTGACACTCCTGTACGACTCCAAGCATCCTCAGCTCGCAGAGGCGGCAAAGGCGGACGGTTGGGATGTCGAGGTGTTCGACTGGATGGACACGATAAAGGACATGAACAACCCCGGCTGGACGCACAACTACCTGAAGACGAAGGGCGTCGTGAGTCCGGCAAGACGTGCCGCCTACTTTGCCGCAAGGAAACGCGGCGTAAGGTACTTCATGGAACTTGACGACGACTGGAACGGAATTCAGATTCCTTCGCTCATATCCGATCAACTGCCGTCACGCAAGCGTTTCTATCTCAAGAAGGAGCCGGATGACTTCGCCTTGCGTTACTTCAAGTTCATAGTCGAGCGGATGTTCCAGCTTGTGGCTGACACAGGATGCACGGTTGCATTTGTTCAGTCAGGCGAACTGATGTCAGCTGACGTAAGACGTTACCACTTCAAGCCGAAGGTCATGAACACATTCATTTTGGATGCAAATGAAATCATAGTCGGGGGCGGCATAAACGAGGACGTGAACATCTACTGCCGAAGGCTCATCGAGAAGCCTTGCTTCCAGGTAGGCTACCTCGTCTGGAGTCATGGCGGGAGCCAATTGAACTTCAGGGCAGGCGCAGACTACAAGGGCACGTGGGAGAAGACATTTGCCACGGTCATAACCAACCCGACAGCCATCAAGCTGGCGACATACAAGAACCCGGGTTCAGGCAAGCAGGACATGAACTACGCCAGAATACATCACAACGTCCAGTACGAGCATACGCAACCCAAGCACGTTTGGCCAATAGAGGAGGTACAACACAATGAAAAAGCAATTTGACATGGCAATTGCCGCAGGTAGGAAACGGGATGAAATACACCAGTGTGACCCAGAACACTACAAGGCTGGGAACATTGAGACAATAGATGTCTTGGAGGACTTTGTCTCAGTCGAAAATAGGAAACTTACACCGAGACAGAAGTACGACGTGTCGCAGGCACTGAAGTATTTGTTGAGGGTCGGCTTGAAGGGGCCAGCTGAGGTGGACCTGCAAAAGGCAGAGAACTACATCCACAGGGCCTTGACAGGCGAGTGGATAGACCCCGAATTTTTGGTCGTGAAGTGATTTCAAGTTCGTTCATATTAAGCATGATGGTCCGACTGGCATTGTCCAGCCGGACTTTTTGTTGTAAAAATCATTTTACAACTATTTTCATATTAGGCGATACTATTGTAGCAAAAATTTGCTATATTTGTATCATCAGAACAATCAACAACGAGGTAACATCATGGCAATCACTTACAAAGCAGTCAACGTTCTGCATGAGTTCAAGGCTGACAACATGGACATCTGCATCAAGGTTTGGGAACAGCTCGTCGGAAAGGGCGAACACATCCTGGTGTCTTACAGAACCAATATGGATGACCCCAGGGACGTAACATTCGTGGTAGGGGCTACGGACAACAACCACTTGCACGAATTCATCCTCAAGCACATCAGAACCCTTTGCCTCCTCTCCCGTCAGGCCCAGGGCCACTTGGTAAAATACTACCTGCACGGGAATCGCGACATCGTTGTCATCCCTGGGCCGGATGGTACGGAGCCGGTGAAATATTACGATGTGAAACAGGTTCGTGAGGGAAATGAACGCAACTCCTCCTGGTGGTATGATTGCACTTACGACCGGACATTCACCAAGAAGGACATCCTGGACAACGCGTTCGGCTTCACCCTGCACACATTTGTCAAGATTCGCGACTAGGAGATACACAGCAATGGCATACTGTCACAACAACATAAGGTTCGACTACAACTGCCGCGAGGCATTGGACGACCTCAACCTTGCAATTCGCAGGGCCGCGAGGGAGAACGAGGAAAGACGGGAGATGTTCAGGCAAATGTGCTCACGATTCAAGATTGCGAGGAAGTGGTAACATGGCGATTGAAGCGACAAACGAACTTTACAACTCTTGCATAGGGACTATCGAGAAGGCATGCAAGGATGCCTATGAAAAGAACCCCATTATTGACTTCGATGACTATCGTTCCTATGCGGACGAGGTCTTCATGGATGCGGTACTTTCGTACAACCCGGCATCCGGCACGAAGTTCAACACCTGGTTGACAATCCAGCTGCTCAGGCTCAAGAAGTACGCAAGCCGTGGCGGTGCCATGATTGTTGACCACAAGGGGATACCTGACAGCATCGTCGGAAGCCTGGACAAGCAAAACTGTACGTTGGACGGGAAGTCATGTTGCCTGCACGACAAGCACCAGACATTCAATGACACGTACCAGGATGCGATTGCCGCGCCCACATGGGACTTTGACTGGTGGAAGCGCATGGAGAGCCTCAAGCCGTACATGGGCGAACTCAGCGAGGATGCTCGTACGATGGTGGATGACATCCTCGACGGGCACTGCGGGAAGTTCGACAAGCAGGGCAACCCTCTGCCTGAATATGGCCAAAGGAACTACATCAAGCTGACTCCGAGACAGCTGTACAGACGTCTGTACATCAAGCGCGGGTGGCAGTTCGAGAGGGTCAGGGATGCCCGCATTGAAGTGGAGAACATGTTGAGGAAATGGGCCCCGTGCAAGTTGCCTGAGATGGATGAGGAACTTCGTGTGTGCAACATGACAGTGAGGACGTTCAGGGGTTCCGACATCGTGGCGAAGGCAACAGTGAAGTGGGACAGGGTGCACTGCCAGACGGAGGAGGTCACACCTGAGGCAGTCGAGGAAATCAAGGTCCAGGACGAATTGTTCTAGTTGCTATAATATGGCAGAGGCGATATATGGCGATAGTTTCATGGCGCATAACTTGTAATTTCAAGGCGAACAAGGGTGAGACCTTTGTCGAGGGCCGCATACATTTTGAGCATGCCGCCAGCAAGGAAGAGGCGGAGGCAAAGACGACAGTATATTTGGAGAGCCAAGGTTACACTGACATCACGATTACGGATTGCCACGAGGAGACGTGGGAGGAAAAATACAGGAAGCTGCCAAAGCACCCGGCATTGAAGGCAGAGGAGACACCTCCGCCACCAAGGCCCACAAAGCCACCGACAACCACCGTCACGAGTGATGATTCAGGCGAACTGTTCTAAGGAGGTATATAACTATGTTGAGATTGAGTTTCGGCGTGAACGGTGAATTCTTCGTGGAATCCACCGAGGCATTGAAGTCCAGTGACATTGACGTGATGGAGGAGTTGTACAGACGAATAATGGTTGCTCGTAACGAGAGCATTGTGGTGTCTGAGGCAATGAAGGGGAGCATGGAATAATGGCCGGCGAGGTCGAAAAGGTCGACATATCCGTTGAGTCAAGGATTCTAGGCAACCTGATAACCTCAGGCGACTTGCTAGGCAAGATTAGGTCCATCGTGGACCCCACACTGTTCGAGTCGCCGATAAGTCGTATCGTCGGACAGTGGGTTCTGGACTACTACGACCAGATGCAGGATGCACCTGGCAAGGCAATATCCGACGTGTATATTGCAAGGAAGGACGAGCTGAACCAGGCTGACAGGGAACTCGTGAACGCATTCTTGAGGAACTGCTCGGCGACTTGGAAACCTACGAACGTCCTGTATGCCGAGAAGGTCGCGTCAGAATTTTTCCAGCGGCGTTCCCTTGACAGGCTGGCTGACAGCGTGAAGGGCAAGGCAGGCTCCGGCAACATAGACGGGGCACAGCGCCTAATCGCCGAATACGTCAAGCCTGAACTGGTACACTCTCGTTCAGTCTCGCTGCTCACGGGTACCAAGCACATACAGCATGCGTTCCAAAATGACGACGAGGAGTTGTTCAGCTTGCACGGAGGCATGAACAAGCTGGTCGGTGGCCCGCTGTGCCGTGGCGAGCTGGTTGCCTTCATGGCACCCAAGAAGTCCGGCAAGACTTGGTGGATGATAGACACTGCAGTGACTGCATTGACACGAGGCCAGAGGGTCCTGTTCATATCGCTCGAAATGACAGAGGACCAGATGACGAGGCGCTTCTGGCAGCACATGTCTGGGTGTTCACGTTGGGGTGAGTCAGCACCTGGCTCCGCGTTCGAGGATGCAGGTGACGGTCGTTGGAATCTCGTGCAGGGTGAACGCTCCACCAACAGGGTGGACCTCTCGGATGAGGGCATAAGGGCCGTGCAGGAAAAGTACCTGTCGATGACGGAGGACAACCTCAAGTTCAGGTGCTATCCCACCGGCACACTCACCTTGCAAAAGTTGCAGTCCGAGTTGAAGGTCATCGAGGTGTTCGAGCACTTCGTGCCTGATGTGATAGTGATAGACTATGCTGACATCATGGCGCTACCTCCTGGCAAGGAAATGAGGCATCGCTTGGATGCCTTGTGGATGGGCCTCAAGGGAATATCCAACGAGCGCAACATCCTGGTGGTGACGGCCAGCCAGACCACTGGGCGAGACGTGATTGCAGGTCGCAGGGATGCGGATGAAGGCAACATCGCTGAGGCCGCGAGCAAGTTGAACCACGTGAACAGGATGATTACAATCAACAGGAATAACCACGACAAGCGAATGGGCATATATCGCATGTCTTGCCAGACGATACGCGAGGGCAAGGAATGTTTCGACACGTTGGTCGTATGCAGTTGTCTTGAGATTGGACGACCTTGGATGGACGACAGGTTCATGTCGACAGTGAACTTTCCGAACAATGACCCGGAGTCGGATGCTGCATAGGTTGCTATAATTTGTAGACAAGGTAAGGAACATGGCCCACAAGATTTACATAGGAATTGACAACGGGGTGACCGGCACGGTCGGGTGCGTAGGCGGCACCCCTGAGATTTGGGAGACGCCCACGAAGAACGAGCAGAACTACACCAAGGCGAAGAAGAACATCAACCGTGTGTCGGTGCCTGCGCTCATGGCATTGCTGGACAACATGATTGACGGGAACAACCCAATGGATTGCATCGTGCTGCTGGAACGCCCGATGATAAACAACATGCGCTTCCAGGCGTCCATCAGCGCAGCGAGGTCCATGGAGGCCACGCTGATTGCAATCGAGGAACTCGGTCTGCCGATGATGTACGTGGACAGCAAGTCCTGGCAAAGGAAGATGCTCCCTGAAGGATGCAAGGGCACGGATGAACTCAAGAAGGCCAGCAAGGACATCGGCTGCAGGTTGTTCCCAGGTCTGTCATCCACAATCACGAAGCACAAGGATGCAGACGGGCTGTTGATAGCCGAGTGGGCAAGGAGGGAGGGGCTGTGACGACTACGGTTCGTGGTCTACCTATCGTTAAGCGAAATTATTCCGCGCCTATGCGGGCAAGTTCAAGGAGTAAAAATGAACATTATTTTGAGCATAAAGCCGAAGTGGGCCGAACTGATTTATTCCGGCAAGAAAACTATCGAATGGCGAAAGAGTTTTCCGAAGCGGGAAAATATTGAATGTGTTTATTTGTATGAAACGGCCCCGTTAAAAAAGATTACAGGCTTTTTTGTATGGAACGATTTCGTTACACTTTATTTTTTTGAACCCATTCCAAAAGAATATAAAAATCTTCCCCATAGCACGCGAAATATAGTTAGTGCTGGATGTGTGCCCTTTGAAGATTTGAAAAAATATAATGGTGATGGAATTAAATTGTTTGGGTGGAAAATCGAGAAGCCACAAAAATATAAAGAACCTTTACCGCTTTCCATGTTCAATTTCGAAAGACCGCCGCAAAGCTGGTGCTACACGGAGGTGGAGGCATGATGAAGAAACCTGCCGACAAGAGATTCGCCAATGTGCTCACGCTGACACAGCTCATGGATGTGTGCAAGGAAATAAAGGGCAAGTCGCTCAAGGAATCGCTGGCCATTGGAAAGCGTGTAGGCATAACTCGACACAACGTGGAATCGCTCCGTCAGCTTCTCGGCTACTCCGAGGGCAGTAACAGCTACAAGTTGACTGCAGAGGAGCGCGACAAGATTGCTGAGGAATATTCCGAGGGGGACGTGTCCATGGCAACAATTGCTAGAAGGCACGGCATTACATACAATGCTGTCAGATGTATATTGGTTGCAAGGCAGATTACTTTTCACAACCACAGATGCTATACGCCTAGGCAGGAGGCATATATCAGGACTGCAATTCGTAGGAAGGTGCCGTTGAAGGAAATGGCATTTGCGTTGAACAAGGCGCCGAAAGCCATAAGGGGCAAACTTGAAAGGATGGGGTTGAAATATGAAGCCCCGAGACGTAAACATAAACCAAAAGGAGGTCAACATGCCGTGCGGAACGAAGAAACCTAGCGGAAAGAAACCGCCCAAGAAGTAGCGGTTGACAGCCCGAATAGTTCAACAGGACAGAACCCGTCCCTCCTAAGGACAAAATCTGCGTTCGAGTCGCGGTTCGGGTATTAAATTTTTGCTATAATTATGTAACAGGTTCAAGGAGTTTTTAATGAATGACGAGCTATTGTACAGGGCAGCAGTGCGGGATGACAAACGTGGCGAGATAATTTACTACCGCGGGACGCTTGCCAATATACTGAGGGTCCTGCAGCGCAGCCACAGTGGCATCCTTGACATCGACCCTACGAAGATGGTGTTCGTCGTTCCGGCCACGCATCGGATGCCTTGGGAGATACCTGAGGACGAGCGCACCGACGAAAATCTCATAAGCGACTTGGAGGAACGCCAATGATTACTGAATACCACATACAGCTGTTGACAAGGAAGATGGATGAGATTGTCGACAACCAAAAGGAATTGATTGGCTTGTTGAAAGCCGAACGAGACACTGTAAACCCTTACATCAAGAAAACGGAGGTCACAATGGAACCGGAAGAAACAACAATCGACAACCAGGCTGCGAATGCCGCCGAGCAGACGCCGAATGAGAGCGTCACAATCACTGAATCAGGTGAGACTAAGGTAAGTACCACCTCTGAAAATGAGGCGTCCAGGACGAAGGATTCGGCCAAGAAGTTCAACAAGACGCAGGCCTTCAAGGACTACAAGGCCGCCGGTGGTGAACTTTCGTGGAACAAGTGGAAGACAGCAGGGATGCCGTTGGTTCCATGATAAAGTTTAGGAGGAACTCGGTGGTGAGGATGTGCCCGGCATGCCATAGGACATTCTGGGTTGCCCCGACACCGACAGGCTACAACCAAAGATGCTTATTTTGCGACAAGCTGCTGGAGGACCCCAACAATGTCAAGAGATTCTGAATTCGATTGTACCAAGTGTGGCCTTTGCTGCCGCTGCCTCAGGGACAACCCTGCGGTGAAAGGTACGAAGTTGGAGAAGTGGGACAGGGGCGACGGCGTCTGCAAGCATCTCACCGAGGACAACCTTTGCGACATCTACGAGGACAGGCCACTTATCTGTAACGTAAGGAAGCAATACTACGCGAAGTATGCTGACAAGATGTCGTTGGAGCAGTACTACGAGATGCAGAAAAATGCATGCGAGATTCTCAAGAAGACATTTGCTGCCCGAAACAAGGAGAGATTCGGGCTGTGACGGGACTCATACATGAGAGGGGAGAACCGACCCACCAGACGGGAGGTTGACTGGTTGCCAAATGACAACACAGCTCGGTAGATTCCGAGGGCAGCGGGAGCCATAGAACGTAACGGATGCAGCGATGTGAGTGGCGCATTCCGGCGGCGACAGAATCGACCAAACATGGATTCCTTTTCTCGTTGTTGGGGAGTTCCAGGACAGGTCTCCGCGGGCTGAGCAGGTTCGAATCCTGTCTGCATTCCTATCAAGGAGGTAAAAATGGACATCGAAGAGGCAGCGGCGCACATCATAAGGCATTACTTGGGGCACAAGGCCAGTGTCGGCGAGGTCAAAAGGTTGGCTGACAGAATCAAGAAGGACCTGGCCGAGGAGTTCGAAGTGGTTGTCATACGATGATGCTATAATCAACCAACGACAAGGAGATTCAAAAATGATTGAAGTGAAACAGGAACATCTGCAGTTCGACAGAGCCCACCTCGAATGGGCAATCTTGAACCAGGCCTCGCTTTTCGACCTGTACGCGTCCGAGTGTGCCAGGCAGCAAAGCAAGGTCGACAAAATCAAGAACGCCTTGGAATACAAGACCGCCGAGAAAAAGACGAAGTTCAGGGCGGATGCTGCAGCTGCAGGTGGCAAGGCCCCCACACAGGACCAGGTGGACTGCGCAGTGATTCTCGACCCTGACATCAAGTTGCTCAAGGACAACTTGCTTGAGGAAGAGGAATACCTGGGGCAGCTCAAGGCAGCTGTGGAGGCCATGCGCCACAAGCGTGACAGCATCGAGAACGAACGAGCACTCGTCCTCTCCAAGTTCACCATGGACGGCGACGTCGACCCCGAACTGCGTGAGCAGGTGAGGCAGGAGGCCATCGACAGGGCAACGCAAGCGAGCATGAGCAAACAACTCCCTCTTGAGGCATAGATTTAGCACATGGCCAAGGTGCGGTTTGACGAATGGCATACGACCTCGTGGGAATCTGCATTGAATAGGATAGACAGACTTGGAGGTTTGGATGCCTTCAAGTCTGTCTTGTTCAAGCAGGCATTCGAGCAGCCACACTACCCTTGCGAGTTCATGATACTTTCATTGAAAGGCAAGCTGCAAGGTGCCATGACATATTCGTTCGAAGAATGGAATGAAACCTACAAGGTCGGCCCCATTTGGCATATATGCGACTTCGATACTGCGAAGGACACAAGCGGGATTGGACACACATTGTTGACTCGATTCATTGACCTGTGTGACTCTACGTTTTACTTGTGGTGCTGGGATAAGACAGCCGAGAAGTTTTGGAGGCACATGGGCAGACGTCATTCCTTGCACGTGCATAAGATTGGCGTAACACCCTGGGGCAGTGCAGTCCTATTGCTACACCCTAAAACAACGTTTTGCTATAATACAAGGCTGGCCACTAGGGCCGGCCTAATTTAACCTAGAAACCTAGACAAAGGAGCCTTATATGGCATTTAACAGAAGCAGTGTAAACCTCGGAAACCAGTTTGCCCATGCCGCGGCAGTCAGCCGTGGCGAGGAAAGGGAGAACAGCAACCGCGCCCG